CCTAAATATCCCATAGTATTCTCCTATTAAGTGATTTCCATATAAGACACAATAGTGTCTAAAGATGTAGCTGCAGAGCTGATAGCTTTAAGCTTGTCTGTAGCATCCATAACAATCTTGTTTCCGCCCATAATCTCAACTGATGAACCTGTTGGGATAGGTATGTTCTTAACAAGGTATGGTGCGTCTCCTGAAGTGGGTTTAAACTGAACACTGGCAGTGATACTACTACCTGACGTGTTCGATAAAGTTAAACCGATAACCACGGTCTTGTTTCCAGCCGAGTAGATATCTACTAGAGATGTACTTACCCCTGCCTTCAATGATTTTTGAAATGTATTTGCCATAATGTTTTCCTATCCTAATGCGATTGCCATCGCGACTGCTGACCCTGCTGGGTCGTCATCTTGACTAGCGGCATCGTTAAGTAAAGCTGCTGTCATACGTAACTCACAAATATCACCAGTACTAAAACTTTGCCCTGAAGTGCCATCTTGCCCCCTTACCGCAGTAAGAGTCTTAGTGCCTAAGTCTATTGAAGTTACTTTAATAATTTCAATAGAAGAGCCTGCTAGATTTGCTAGAGTTAGATATGTGTAGTCACCCGCAGATAATGAGGGGAATTCTGAAACATCATGGACTACTATTGAAGTAGCACCCGAAGTGACAGACCCATCTAATGTAGTTGAAGCATTATTACTAAACTTAACAGACATAGTATATCCCCTATATTAAATTACTATTACGATACTGTGATAGTCCAAGTAACCGTCATCGAGTCACTAGCACCTTTATTTACTACAGCAAACTTAGTACGAGCAAGCATATCGCCACCTTCTTTCATAGAAGCTGTAGCTGTAGCACCTGAACCTGCGCCGCCTGTGAATCCAATAGTTGGAGCAGAAGTATATCCTGTACCGCCTGCTGTTACTGTTACTGCTGTTACTACTCCGCCTGAAACTGTTGCTGTAGCTGTAGCGCCTGTACCACCACCACTTGTGAAAGTAACTGTGGGTGCTGAAGTGTAACCTGTACCACCTGCTGATACTGCAATGTCATCTACTTTAGAACCAACAGTATCAAAGATACCCGCTTCAGTAATAGCACCAGTACCATCGCCTGCTGCATACGTTGCTGCATACTCAATAGTATTAGTCGAAACAGTACCGCCAGATACAGTCATAGCATTACGCTCTATCTCTGTACCTAAAGTAGTATCAGCGTCCGCTGCAGCTGTAGTACCTGTACCGATAGCCATGTGTGTCATGTTTGAATCTTGACCAGCCATACGTTTAGCTACCCATTCTTTACCTGAAGTAACTACAAGGTTACGTGTCTTCTGTACTACTTCATCGTTTATAGCAATTGTTAATGCACCTGTTAGTGCTAAGTTATCGTTAATCATTTTCTATTTCTCCTAGTTTAATGACATTGTGTTAAGAACTCGTAAGTTTAACATATTACTCTTTATGTGAGTAATCGCTACTACGTCTGAAATTCCTACTACATTGCCCTTGTTACCATAATAGTTTTTGTTGACTAGAGCAGCGTCATCTAAACCGATTCCATCAGAGATGGATTTTTCTAATTGTAAGGTATTACTATCTGTAAACGTAAACCCATCACTTAATTCTTTACTAGGTGTAAGTGCTAGAGTATCTACTAAAATACTTGCTGTGTCACTTAAACCTTTATCTAATTCTTTTACTTCACTATCTATAAAGCTTGTACTATCTGTAAACGTTCTACTATATGCTAGGGACTTTGCAAATACTTCGCTAAAACTTAAACTATCTGTTGCACTCTTAGTGGTGTTTAGTGCAGAGTCATCACTAACTGCGTAACTGTCTGTGTAAGCTCTACTGAAGGCTACTGCCCTACTAAATACATCACTAACACCTAAAACGTTGCCTTTATTTCCGAAGAAGTCTTTATCAACTAGCGCTGCATCATCTAGGGTGAATGCATCATTAACGCTTTTTTCTAATTGTAAACCATATTCATCTGTAAAAGTGAGACTTTCATCTAAATTCTTGATTACACCACGTAATGATATGTCTGAGAAAGCCATAGTTTCCGTTGTTGGTTTTGTCATACCAACACTAGCACCTTTAGCTCCAGTATATGCATTAGCTGGGCTGTTAAGTAAACTACTGAAAGCCTTGCTGTTTATCGCACCATCCAGCATATGGTCATCGAATACTTGTATGCTATCTGCAAATACTTTGCTTACATCTGTATATGTGGAGTCTGTAAACGTAAAGGTATCACTATATTCGCGCCTCCACTCAAAGATAAAGGCTAAAGTCTCTGTAAAACTGAAATTATTACCTTTATTTCCATAGAAGTTCTTGTTAATACTTGCCGAGTCATCTAAAGTAAACGCATCCACAATAGCTTTACTTAGTGCTACTCCAGCTACATCAGTAAAGCTGAAACTATCTACCCAATCCCTATAAAAGGTCAGTGATACTGAGACTACGTCACTGAAAGTGTAACTATCAGTTAAAACTTTATTTTGTGTTAACCCAATTACGTCAGTGACACCAAATATATTACCCTTGTTTCCGAAAAAGTCTTTGTCTATTTGACTAATGTCGTCTAAGGTAAATGCATCTGAGAAGTCACGGTGGTATGAGACCACTTTAACAAAAGTGTCAAGTAGTGTACATAGGTCAGGTGAAGGTAACTTAGTAAAATCTGAGGCATACTGCTCAGAGATAATAGCTGTATCTGTTAGAACTTTACTAAAGACATTTACAAGGACTTCACTAAGAGGTATCTCATCACTTACAAATCTATTATTAGAATCTGGGTCTACCCAAATACCAGTAGCGCTACTATTCTGATAGGTAGTCTGAGCTTCAACCTTTATTACAGACGTTGAAGCCTGTACTTGTCTGAGTGATATTGTAGCTCTTATCGCCACAGCTAGAAGTCGTCTCTTACCTTAAACTTTAGTTTGTCAAAGATGGTTTGCTTACGCCCGGTAGAATCTTCTAACTCAATTTCACCTTCGTAAGTACCTGCATCAACATCTAAAGTCGTGGCATTCCACTGCATAAAACATAACCCACTCGTATAAGGTGGAGTTTTACCACATGTCATAGTATCTAAAATACCGGAACTACCAAGAAGTCTAAAATGTACTTTTATAATTTCATCTGTTAAGTCAATAGGAGCCCACGTAGTAGCATCATCTTCATCAAGGGTTTTACCTGCTGCTGCAGTGTTAGAGTCTCTTAACGTGAAATTTAATTCAGGTTTGTCATCCCCAGCAACGAGGTTGATTGTATCGTAGTAAGCCATTATTTAACTCCTCCTGGAGGTTGTTCTCAGCATATGACATGCAATAAATTTGTCTTAATTATAACACTAGTTTTCTAAATAAAACCTCTATCTGTTAATTTAGTGTTTGAGTCTAAGTTATCTGGGTTGCGTAAGCCTAGTAGGTTAATTTGTTTACAACTTTCGACATAGCGTAAGTAGTATGTATTGTTCTCAGCTTTCATGTCACCACTAATAGCAGTGTGTGCTTTATACGCAGCATAGTTAAGCAAAGCCTCTGTGTATAGTTGAGGTAAGCTTAAGTTAACATTAATAGTCTTAGCTAATTTAGGTGCGGCCGTGTACGTAAGTATCATATCTGTTCTACCATCTTTGTCTGTACCTTTTATAACTAACTTAGCTGGGTCTTTAAACATCACAGACACATTACTATCTACACCCTCTACTATGTTTGTTTTCTCATTATTGATTGTAACTTCATCACCATCTGTGAAAATACAGCTTGTTGCGTGTAAGAAATCATCGGCTAGTTTGAATTCTTCTCCTGCTAGTGCGAAGTCTAACTCCATATCTTTTTGTAAGATATTGAACTTCTTATGTAATTCAATATTTGCTAAATTTATGTGTGTGCGTATCTTATTCTGATTAGCTACCTGTAATGTTGACGGAGCAGGGGAAGCTCCTGGAGTCATATCCCCCACATTAGCTACTGCTAAGTTACTAATTTCACCATTAACTAAAAATTCTATATATTCGTAAACTTTCACGGAGTTTTCCTAAAATAAATACTGTGTATTTATCATACCACGTTATTTACTGCACATACATCTTTATACAAAATATGAACTTTCACCCGCTTCTTCAGGTTCTTCATCATCCCACATCATAGTCCCATCTTTATTATGAGCATCTGTAGATACCTCACTAGGCTTCCATGCATTAAACTCACCTAACATAGAGATATTATCTATCTGATCATCATGCTTAGACTTAAAACCTTTAACTGTGGCTAACTGTAACTCATTCATCATCTCAGCTAACTCAGCAGAGTCCCTCAGCTCCTCAGGAAACCATAACTTACCCGATTTGAATAGTGGTACCGCCATTTGCTGGAATCGGCTCATCTTATCCTTATTAGGACGTATGCCAGGAGTAGTCTTCCCACGGCCTGAAGATAAGGTAAAGTAAATATTACGGTTCATCATCTCATTCTGAATCCATGCTATAAAACCCCCCTGCTGCCCCGTCACTTCTACACCTACTTCCTGTGGGCGGTATTTCTGAGCTAATCTAAATAATTCATCTATAGATTTATCCATCAGAGCTTTCTTACAGAATCCATCTACCCATAACCAGTCACCCTGATTATTATAAGCCCACACATTTATCGTACTAAAGTCAGCAGACTCTTTCTCACTAGTAGCGAAGTCAGTCGTAATATAGAAGTTAAATGCTCCCATGTTATTCTTAACATTAGAATGCTTATACCAAGTAATATCACTATCCTTAATGAGACGTTCTTCCTCAGACATAATACGTAGCATTAGCTCCTGGTTGAAGCTGTCTAACTTACCAGCACCTTTAGACTTATCATACTGACTCTTCACATACTCATAGTTAAATCTGTCCTCCCAAGCTCCCTTAAAGTCACTTTCAGGTACAGGAAACTCTTCACATACTGGGTAAACGTTAACATACCACACTCCAGACTCTACTGCCTTGTACAGAGGGTCTTTAGCATTAAAGGGGGTACCTGACCAGATTACTTTACGTCTATTAGGGTGCAACGCATAGTCAATAGCTGAGTAAATAGTATTTTCTACACTTTCAATAATAGTAGGTGACCTGGCATCATCATCTGAGAGTAAGTCATCCAGTATCGCTAACTGAGGCCTAGTATTCAGCTCTACTGTTCCACGAACACCAGTCTTAGCACCATGACCCGTTATTACCAGCTCTTTCCCTTGATTATTTTTAAAGTACCATCTAATGTCAGTAAACTTAGATTTATCTAGATAAGCTTTAAGGAATGGGCTGTTATCACATCTACGCTCTAAACGTAGTCTCATTTTCTTGACACCATTCTCAATTGAGTCAGAAACATACAAACCATAATCTACATCACCAAATCCAGGAATAGAGCCATACACAGCTAAATACAGTATTAGATACTCTGCCAGGATAGTTGTCTTAGCAAGACCACGTGAACACATGTTAACGGTATTCTGTCTCTTGCCAGTAATGTTATCTAGCATCTTGTAATGAATTACAGGTGTTTTATTCTCTTCACCACGTTCACCGTTAACTAGCTTAATAAAACTAACAAATTCTAATGCAAACTCGCTAGGCACATAACTTGCATCTAGAGAATAGTCAATATCGTTTAACCATTCTTCAACAGTCTTCTTAACTAATCCTTCCATTATTTTCTGTACGTCCTCAAATGTTCAACACGTTTAGCATCATCTTGTTCAGCCTCTACAATAAGATAGCTAACCTCCATAGAGATCTGCTCAAACCTATTTCTCTCAGATGAGTCATTAGATTCATTCATCCCCACCTGTGCCATTAACTTAATAGCTTTCAACTTACCTAAACAATCATTCATGCAATGTATCATTTTATTCTCCACATTATTAGTAATACCACACTTCCCACTAGCAAGTAAACCCCCACCATAACTAGTAACCCAGTAATCATACTTCTTCGTACTCAGTTTCAACAGTATCTTTCTTCCTGGCAATAATATCTGAGTGTGCCATATCTTCAGCTGTAACAGCTCCACTCTGAATTAACTTAAGTTGTTGCTGGGCTAAAGCTCTAGTCGTAGCCCTCAACTCATCAATAGAATCATTGTTGTAATTAACGTCAACTTCAATCTTAGCCGTTTCTGGGGCTTTTAATTGCATAATCAAGCATTCAGCTGCCTTCTGTCTAACAGTCTCTGATTTGGCATCTCTCATAAGCTCAGCTTGGATATTAATAGCTTCTTGATGTATATCCATATTTAGAATATGCACAGGCACCAATGTACGCTCTAATATCTTATGAACTAACGCACCTTTGTTGTAAGTCGTTGAGAAGCTAGAGATAGTCTTCATCGGAGTGTTCTTATCTA